AGAAACCCCCACGCTCATTGCGCATATATAAAGCGATGGCTTTAGTTTGCAGATCCTTGAGTTGGCGAACCCACATAAGCTCAATTCCGGTCACTGGTTGATACCCTGGCATCGCGCTTCGTCGATACGGAATGAATTCAGGAAAAGGGATGAGATCACTCACCTTACTCTGCTTTCGGGTCATACATTTATAGATAAACCTGTTGGGGAAACCTAGGCCACTCATTTCTTTGACGTGGTTGGCTATAATCCATCGATGGCTTAAGTGATTGAAAAGATGGGAGTTGAAGGGGTTGTCGATGAGTGCCGAGATAATCCACTCCATGTAATCTTCAACATCTGAGTGAACCCCCTCCGGGTGCAGCCCACCCTGTAGTACCTTGTCGGTTTCCTTAATCGGAAAGAGATCTGTGTCCCAGTAGCAGCCTAAAAACTTCGGTCGGCCCTTGAAGTTGTATTTCCATCGATGAGACTTACCTTGACTGTCATCTATATCCATTTTACCTTCGAACTCCACCCACTTGGCCTGGTCCAGTATCTTGCTTGTCCCTTTCTTCAAATCCACGCCGATAGGGAAGATCGCTTGACTTTTAGTAACCAGGTACGACTTCCCACGATGGCGGATGAAACTATCCTCACGGATGTTAGCGTTAAAAGCACTATTGAGGTGCGCCTTGAAGCCTCCTACCGAATCTTCACTTGGTTCTGAGTGCAGTAGAATCAGTAAGTCATCACCCCCACACCAGTATAACCTAGTGTAGAAGCTGAGACCACTAACTCTCATAGCATCATGCACATACAGAGTGTTGAGAAAAGTGTCCAACAACGAAGTCCACAAGCTTCCAGATGGCACTCCGTCCTTGAACGCCCAAACGCCACCACCTTCAGTGATAAATATCTTGTGTATTAGCCCATTCTTCATTGCAACGTTGAAACCTTCTAATATCCTCTGCTCATCGATATCGCGGCACATGACCGATGAACAAAGCACATCGCAAAAGAACTCAATATCTTCATTTGGCCTGTTGATGTCAAATTGGCTCCAATCCGCTTCAATGCATTCATACGCATCCTTGACGACGGCTCCCATTTCCGACCACTTCGACGACATCTTGGCGACTGTATGCTTGAAAGGGTGCTCCACGTTATCGACCAAATTGCGGATAGGCTCCTTGAAGGCGTTATAGAGTGGTGCTGACATTACCGCTTCCATCGCATCCACGCATGCCACGCCACGCCCAACAGCCTTCCCTTCTAAAGTTTTCTCAGCCACTTCTTTCGACGTACGCAACTTCGTTCTAAATGCGAGCCTTGTCCCGATTGGTGGTAGGGTCCTACTAACATTTGCTCCCTCGCCTATCTTGTAGTACTTCTCCTCCATCCAACTAACCAACACATCTAAAATCCCTGTCTTGTTCTTAACCCCAAAAGCCCCCAAACTCGG